TGCTCCCTACTTTATACTTTACCACACAATCTCCCAGCGGCATAAATAGCTCATGCATAAGGCCTATTCGTATTTGAGGTTTTCCACTGCTGACCAAATACACGGAGACTCCCTGCGCCGTCAAACCACGCTGGCGAAAAACTGGTGCCAGAAGAACGGGATTCCGCTGGTGGAGAACTACCGCGACCTCGGGGTCTCGGCATTCCGGAGCAAGAATGCGGACAAGGGGGCGCTCAAGGCGTTCCTGAGCCGGGTGGAGTCCGGGGCAATCGAGCCGGGTTCCTACCTGATCGTGGAAAGCCTGGACCGGCTGTCCCGAACCGACATCACGTATGCGCTGCAGATGTTCCTCGGGATCATTAATGCCGGGATCGTGGTGGTGACGCTGGCCGACGAGCGGGTCTATGACAAGAAGCGGATCAATGATGGAAATTTCACAGACCTGATCATCAGCCTGACGATCCTGAGCCGGGCGAACGAAGAAAGCCGGATCAAGTCGATGCGGAGCACGCAGGCGTGGGAGGCGAAGCGAGGGCGGGCCACGACTGAGAAGATCACCGCCTTGTGCCCCGGCTGGTTGAAACTCAGTGCCGACCGGAAGAAGTTTGAGGTGATTCCCGAAAAGGCAAAGATCGTGAAGCGGATCTTCCAGATGGCGGCGCAGGGCAAAGGTGGGCTTCATATCGCCCAGGTTTTTCAGAAAGAAAAGGTCGCCAGAATGGGCAAAGGAAGCCGGTGGTATCCGACAGGTATCAAGAACATCCTGGATTCCCGCGCCGTGATTGGGGAGTTTCAACTGGCCCGCACAGTGGACGGCAAGCGGGTGCTCTGCGACCCCGTGCCGGGATACTACCCCGCCGTGGTCCCGATGGATTTGTATTCCACGGTTCAGCGGATCCGCCGCATCAGGTCATCGTATCGGGGCCGGGGACAAGGCAACCCCATCGCGGGACTGCTCTACAACGTGATGACCGGGCGGAAAATGATTCGGCTCGTTTCCAATGAAGCGAGGGGTTATTCCTATTTGGTAGATGCCGCCGCCCCGGTTGGAGCAGCTCCGCGCATCACATGGCATTATGGCCGGTTTTTGGAGGCCCTCATGGGCGCCTGCGAAGCCATCACGACATGCCCGCCATCGGCCAAAAAGCAGAATCAGGAATTGGAAGACGCCCTCAAGCGCAAAGACGAGATCGAGGCGAAGATTCCGCGGCTTGTTGATTTTATTTCCGATGGGTTCTCGGCCGGGGCTCATGAAAAACTCCGCCTGCTTGAAGCAGAAAAAAAGGAATTGGAGAGCCGGATTGCGGAGATGAAGGTCGATAACGCTGCCCCCGACATGGATCTGGAGCAGGTTGATTGGCGGGATGCATCAAAGCTGAAGGAAAACGCCCGGGCGATCATCGAGCGAATTGAAGTCCATCCGCAGGAACGCTGGTTTACCGTCAAAACCTTCGATGGCAGGGAAGTGCGCTATACGGAGGAGGGCGGTTCGATTGAGGTTCTTTCGAGCGAGCCGGTATCCAGACGGAAAATGGATAAGCCTGGGCGAGTGAAGAAAACCTCGCCTGCGAAAAACAGGAAGCGGGGAAAAGCACGTACAAGGTAATCCGCCAATTTTGTGAATCACGATTGAAACCCAGCCCGCCACGAGCCAGAGTCCCAATATGCGCTACCTGCTCGCAATTGTGTTGCCTCCGGTCGCGGTGCTGCTTTGCGGGAAGCCGTTTCAGGCGATGCTGAACCTGATTCTCACGCTGTTCCTTTGGATCCCCGGCGTGGTGCATGCCCTGTTCGTGGTCAATAGCCATCTGGCGGACGTGCGCGCGGAAAAGATGATCGCCACCGTGAAGCAGGAAACAATGCGGTTTATCCGGGAGTGAGCGTCACGGTTCCGGCAGCACGCCGAGCACCAAGACCTGCTCCTCCAGCCCGGAGATCGTCTTCAAAGCGTCGCGGGTAAAAGCGGGAGCGGCGACTCGGGCTTTTTCGGCTTCCTGCGGGTAGGATTGAAGGAGGCGGCGGACGTTGCCGTCGGGGAGCGGAGGAACGCTCGAAGTCGTTACGCAACAACCTTGGCTACAGAGGAGGAGTGCCGCCCCGATCAACCCAAGAATCAATTTTTTCGCGTTCATGCTGTTTGTCGGTGCGGATTTTTTCGATCTGCCGCTCGCGCCGGGTTGGCGTGAGCTTCTCCACGACCCGGGCCACGACTGGCACGGATTGCAGGAGGGCGAGGATGGCCGTCCACATGGCGATCAGGCCTTGAACGAATCGTTCTGCTTTCCGTCGTCTACGAGGTCGCCGACCCGGTTCACCACGTCCTTGAGGATCGAGGCTCCGGCGAAGATGAAGAGACCGTATTCGGCAGGGACGAAAGGGATGACGTTGAGGCCGGCGATGACACCGGCAACCTTGCCGACGAGAGTGAGGATTTTAATGGCGTTCATACCACCGGCGCGGGTGTCAACCACTTCCCCTACATCGGTCGCCGGAAACGCGATAAAACCGGCTGATACACGCAATCCCAGCACGACTACAACCGCCCCAGGAACTTCAGCACTGCGACTACACCGACTACTACTCCCGGCAGGCTAGTGCCGATAGCGATCCAGCGAATTGCCTTTTTCTCAAAGGCGTCAAAACGCTCGCAGAGCCCTGTGAGTTGAGCCTTCATCCCGTTGCGACCGTCCTCGCCCCGGACGACGATTTCAAGCGCGAGCAGTCGGCGGTCGAAGGCGGCCAGCCGGTCGCGCACGGATTCCCGGCAAAGGTCGCAGCGACCAGCGAGTTCATGGAGTGGGTCGTTGTCCATTATTTCGGCTCCAAGTCAGCAAGCGTTGCCGCTGCCGCGATTTCAGCTTGTTTGGTTGCGAGGACGACTTCCTTCGTCTGGATTTTCAGCCCGTAGCTGCTCAGTAGACTCAGCAGATCCTGATTCGTGATCGGGTGGATCGCACCCGTTTTGTCGGGAATGACGGATGGTGCCGCAAGAATGGCGTCCCGGCCTGCTTTGTTTGATGCAGCCAGAAGCGCCGTCTGCAGTAGCGTCACCATTCCCGTGAATTTGTTCTGCCACTCGATTTCCGCCGGCAGGACAAATGCCGCCCCGTCTGGAGTGATCCCGTCCCGGAGAGATTTCTCATGGGCCTGCTGGAGATTGGCGATGGCGGTTTGCTTGGCAACGAAAAGCGCGAGTGGCTGGATCGCCATAGCCGTGAGAAAGGCCGCTTCGGATTCGTAGTCCTTGCCGTTTTCGGCCGGGACAATGTTCACGCGCCGACCGTTCTTGGCGATGTGAGTGCCGGTGGGAGATGGGTTGATGGAGAATTTCATGGCGATTACGGGAAGACAGTGTCGATCTTTACCAGGGCTGAGGGCTGCCCCGCCCAGATGTAGAATCCATCGGAGAGCAGCCAGGAGACGGAGCCGGGCAGCGTATAGGTGTTCTGCAACGCCATGGTGATCTTGTCGAAGCTCTTGACCGTATTGTTGTTGGCGAGGAACAGGCGGGTATCTGTAAAAGCCACGACATATGGCCAGACGAGCGAGTTCTCCGGCAAATCTCCCATATAAGCCCCAGTGATTGGATTGACCTTGTAAACGGTGTTCGTCGAACCCCCACCACCCGCCTGCCACAAATAGGAGCCGTCGAATGCGTTGGCGCCGAGGTTGTAGTTGTTTGGCATCGAGTGAGTCGCCACGCGTAATCCGTCGCTGATTCTCACCCTGCAAATGCCTGGAGCTGCTGTTGTCCAATCGCAGGGAACAAACAAGTCTGTGCCATTTGTCGAAAACCTGGAAATAAATTTGGCGTCAGGCACGTTGTAGGTTGCCAGAACGGCACCCGTAGCGATGTTGATTTTAGACAGACTCAGGGGCGACGCGTTATAATGGCTAGCCCAGAGATTCGTCCCATCGAAGCACAGGCCGTATGCCGCGCCACCGAGGGTGTAAGTGCCAATGCTGGCCCCCGTGCTGCCATTGATTTTGAAAATGGAGGTGCTGCCATTCGTGAGCCAGATATTTGTCCCGTCGAAGCAGACGTCTTGGCAGTTGGACCCTGCCGATACGGCATATGTCCCAACCACAGAGGGAACAATCGAGCGAACGTCGATCTTCGCCAGGCTTGTGCCGGATGTCACCCAGAGGAAGGATCCATCGAAGCAACCTCTGATGGGAGTGAATGAGAGGGCGAGGCTTTGAGGGGCCAAATGAAAAGCCCGATGCATCCCCAGTCGGGGAAGCTTTGCCGCTGAAGCCCCAGCGGGTCCAACAGGTCCGGTCGTGCCTGGTGCCCCTTGCGGCCCTTGCGGACCCTTGATGTTGAGGACAAAAATCCAGCCACTCTCGGAGCGGTGGTAGAAATTTCCATTGTTCAGATCGACATAGCCGTTGCCAAGGGAGCCCACCCCGTTAAAGGGTTCGCCGTATCCTGAGAGGAAGTCCACGGTGTCTCCGATTCCCTTGTAACCCCCGGCGTTGCTGAGGGCCGAGATGTCGCTCACAATAAATGTTCCTGGCGGAGCACCATCAACCCCGTCGGTGAAGATCGCCTGCCAAAGCTGGCCATTCCCGGTCGGGTCGTAAAAATATGGCGGTGAGATCAGTTGGCCAGGAAAGGTGTAAGAGGCGGAGACAACCGCCCCGGACACGGTGACATTCAGAAGCGAAATATTGTTGGTGAGCGCATTGGCGATTTCCTGGGCAAAATCCTCAGCCGACATGGGGCCGTAAACCTCAACTGATGCAGAATAGTTGTTCCAGTTCTGATCATAAAAGCCTCCGGAGAACGAGTAAGCCAATTGATCCACGCCGGGGGTGATGACTTCGAGGGATGCGAAACCTCCGGCCAGCGAAGCGCCGGCGACCCCTGGAGAATTAAACGTGAAGGTCAACTTGTCGGCGTTGTCGCCGTGCGGGCTACTGCATGCCCCGAAGTTTTGGAGTGCGAAGTAGATCGCCATTGCATGCTCCCCGGCTGTAAGGGGGCCAGGAGTGGTCGCCTGATCGCTGGATCCGAAATTGGACGAAAGCTGGAATCCGCTCGTCTCCCCCTCTGGAACAGCGAGTGCCGTGATTTCGATCTCCTCCTGCGCTCCTCCCGGCACTGCGCTTGTTACCTCGATAACCAGGGAAGCCGTGGACGTATCTCCCAATTGACGGATGATGTCACCGACCTTCCATCCCGAGTGATTCGCAACAAATCGATTTTGTGTTTCACGCAGTACCGGCCCCGTCTGCGGCAGCTGGGCAACGGGCACTTTCCCCGAATCATCCAGGCCTGCGTAACCGCTGTTTTGGCCTTTCCGGGCGATCAGTTCGATTGCACCGGGGAGCGGGTAAACTGGCCCGCCCTCTTCGACTACGCCCTCATCACCACGCACGATGTCGTTTTCCAGAGTGACGGCGAGCGTGTTGGAACTGGTGCGCAGCTCGCCCTCTGCCCATTCGATTTCGAGCATGAGCGTGACAAATGCCGGAGTGGGAACGCCGGCGAAGAGGGCATTGATCTGAACCGTATTCAGGTTGAGGTCGAACCTGTAGGTCGTGGCATCGCCTGTTCCAGATTTCGCCCATTCCAGGTCGGAGGCGGCAAACGAACCGTTGAAATCCTTGTCGGCTTTGAGTCCGAGTTTTCCGGTGGCCCCATCGGCGAGTCCAACCACCACGCCACCGCGGAGGAACTGCACATCCACGGGCAGGTGGTCGCGGCGCTTGAGCACGAGCGAAGAAACGGCCCGCTGGAACTGCGCGGATTCGATGAATGACCGGGTATCGAGGTCGAGGAAAAGCCTCATGCCTGCCGCGCCCGTGTCAACGCGACGGGAAAGGTAGCTTCTTGTTGAGCCATTCCCGCCGGTCCTTGCAGCCTGAGCAGTTGGCCAGATCGGTGCCGAACGCCCCGTCAATCGCACGGGCGACCGGCTGGGCCACGGCCGCAACCACATCGCCCACCCCTACAAGCCGACTCGGCCAGAGCGAGAGCGGGCAGGCGGTGTCCGCAAACGCAGGTTTGGCGGCCGAGTCGCAGCCGGAGCGGTTGGCACACGTCCCGCAAATGCGTGCCCGCTCCTGGCGCTCAGACGCGCTCGATTTTTGGGTCTCTTTCATAGAATAACGGGTGCTCTGGGCCATCGAATCCGCCGATCCAGACCCGCGAAGGAACAGACGGCGCAGGGACCTCCCGCCAGTCCTCATCGGTGACAACCGTGTTGCCATCTTCGAAGGTGACGCTTTGGGACATCACTTCTTCGGTCGTCGTGCCAGTGTCAAAGCGACAAGTGTAGATCTTCCACTTGAAGGTGAAGCTCTTGGTTGTGGCGAACGACCACGGGATGGAAAACGTCAGTTTGTAGCGCAGATGCTGCTTGGCGTAGTTCGCCTCATCTGTGCTCTGGAGGAGCAGCGCTGCCTGGATTGGAGTCTGATCCCACCAATCGTTTTCAAGGTTATACTCGGAGAGGAACTTTGTGCTCCGGTCATCCCATGCCTTCGAACATTCGGCCTCCACAGCTGCGATCATCTCTGCCGTGGTGTATTCCTCTGAGAGGTCGAAAATCAGCGTGTTCTTGACGGGATTGCCATCACAGGAGATTTCCTCAGAGAACGTGCGGCGAGTCGGCGTGACTTCCTTCACGGGCATCGTAAACCGGAAGTATCCGCCTCCCGGGAACGATCGGGAATACAAGCCGCCATTCTTTACGTCCTCACTCAAAGTTGTCTCGGAGTTTCCCGTGGGATCGTCGCTCGCCGGGACGGTGTAGCTGCCCCACGGATATTGGACAGTCACCGCATCGTCGGTGAACCTCTGGAACCCAGAATACGTTTTGGGGTCGATGTTCTGGGCCGGGCATCCGGCAAACGCGCCGGAAGCGGTCTCACGCTTGAAGACGCGAGGTTTGTCCCCGGTCGGCTTGTATTCGAGGAATCCCCGCTTGGTGAGTATCCATCCCTTGACCTCGATCTGCGCGCTTATAGTTCCCTTTGCCGGAAGCCCCACGACGAGCACGCTCCCGTTCGTTTCCGGAGGTTCGATGGTAAATTCCCCGGCATCAATTGTGGTTTCGCCCTCCGCTGGCGCACCCGTGTATTCGCGGTCGGTGAAAGTTGGGACCGGGTCTTCATCCTCGCCCACCTCAGGAAGAAACATCTCCCGCCACCGGATTCGGAAGCTGCCCTTCGAGGTCGGGAATGCCTGCCCGCTCACCTTGTAGCGGATCCGCCGCTTCGTAAGCACTGACTCGTCATCGCGCAGCTTCCGGTAGGCGCTGCTGCCCCAGCCGGAGCCATCGCTGGCGGATCCACTCTGGCAAATCATCTCCTCGCCACTGAAAGCCCCGACTTTGCTCTGCCCCCACTGCATCTCATCCCACGAGCAGACCGAGAGCAGTTCGCCCACGATCCCTTCGAGCATGTCGGTGTCAAATTCTTCGGACAATTCCAGCGAGTAGGTCGAACTGCCAAGCACTTTGCAGTAACCGGGGGTCGGCTCCCCCTCCGAACGGTTGACCGTGTAGGAAGTTTCGCTCCAGTTGAAACTCCAGTTCACGTAGAACCAAATGCCGCAGTCATCGTGCAACTCTCCCTCCACGTTCACGACGCACGGTGCCCAATACGGTCCGCTGCTTCTGGGGTTGGTGCTACTCGTCTTCGTGCCGGAACTCGTTTCGTGTTCGCTTTCTCCTTCCGGATCATACCCGTAGCATCCCGGTCCCGCCTGGCACGTCCCGCTCGCGGTTTCCGTCACGACGAGGAAGAACTTCTTCGGCCCCTCCGCGGGCTGCCTGTAAATCGGTGACCCCGTGTCGCCCCCGGAGAGTCCCACGATCGGGGCCGTCCCGCATTTCGCCTTCTGCGCACTGATGCTCATGTATTGGACGTTTGTCCCGAGATACTCGGAAGCCGTGCAGCAGTCGGGAGGTTCGCCGCCGGGCGGCCATGCCAGCGACTCCATACCGTAGGGGGAGCTCGCCATCAAATCCCCCACCAGATGTGCTGGTATTTGAGCGTGTCGGTTGCGCCCTCATACCAGTCCGGGTTTTTGCAGGTTCGGAACCCGAGCGAACTCGCCAGGTTTTGAGCGATTGTGATGGTGCGATTGCCGCTGTCTTCCGCGATGCTGATCCGGGCCAGGAGGATATGGGAAAGGGTTTCGGAATTCTGCGGCAACTCCGAAGCCGCTGCAACTTCCGCGCTCGCCACATTGCGCGAAGCATCGAGGTTGGCTTTGAGGTAAACCTGGCTGCCATCGTTCGCCGGGAGTGTGGGCGGCGTGGGCCGCACGTTGTGGAGCCACTGGCCGCCAATCGTTGGCTCGATTCCGTTGACCGTGCCGAAAAGCACCTGCACTCGGACACCCTGAGCGTCATTCTTTGCCACGATCACCTTGAATGGATGGGCCGTTACACCCTGCGCTCCAGCCCCGCCACCCACGACCGCCACAGTCGTTCCGTTCGGGCTGCCGGTGATCCTGATGCCAGCGCCGGGGAGCACGCGATTTGCGCGCACCGCATCCGCGAGGGTCTGGAGATCCGCCGCCTTAAGCTTCTCGCCTTTTCTGAAGGACGGAATCGTCACGAATAGACCTCCTTGTTCCATCCGGCGGGTCCGCTGGACATGTATTCGTAGGTATTGCTCCACTTCCCGCCTTCCTGCTTCGCCCCGCTCGCGCCCGTGAGCATCCAGTTCGCCCCGCTCGGGAGCGTGGGAGCACCGGAGGGAGTGTCAATTTTGCCGAGCTTCGAGAGACGGGGCGATGATCCCTCGCTCTTGGTGATCCGCACGACCGCACGGGGAACCAGGTAATCGGTTACCCCTTTGTCGTAGAGGGCGGCGAGCTCGGCCATTGGACCCGTCTGGCTGCCTGGTTTCCATCCTCCGAGACTCTCGTCGTTCGGGTTGTTTTTCCAGAGGTTCCACTTTTTCCAATCTGCAGCACTGATGGTTTTGAACTTTTCGTGCGTCTCGATCGGTTCCTGCGACATGCTGCCCTCCACGCTGTATTCCTCGCCTGTGCTGTCGGTCGGAGTGTTGTCGTAAACCAGCGTGTGCTTGCCGTCGGTGTGCGTGCGCTTGATGTTGGATGCGCCAGATGGTGCCGAAGGAGGCCCGTCAAACGCCTCCCACGTTTCCGTGGTGATGGCCCGCCCTTTGGAATCGGTCGAAGATTCGGATTTTGTGAGAACGGCTGCCATCGGTAACGAAGGAACCGTGTCAAGCGAGCGTGTAGTTGAGCTCTGTGCTCTGGCTGCCCTGGCGCGAGACAGACCGGGCGATCCGCTCGAGGATGGAGGTCTGCCGGCGGTTTTCGGTCAGGATCGGATCCGAACCACCGGAGACGAAGTTCCCGCCCGCGCCGATCTTGGCCATCGAGGAGGAATAGAGTGCCCCGGAACGTTCCTGTGCGGCTTGGGGGTCGCCGGCGGACTGTGCGTTTGCCAACCGGGCGGCGGCGGCTTGCGCGTCGGCCTCGGGCATCACGTCACGCAGCCGGGCGAGCTCGGAGTTGTATTTTTGAAGCCACTCGATCCGTGCGGCCTCCTCTTTGTTTCCGGCCGCCTTCGCTTCGGCGAGTCGGGTTTCGAGATCCAGAGCGGTGAGCGTCTTGCGGTTTTCCTCGTCCTTTTGGGCGGCTGCGGCCGTGTCGAGTGCGCCGACCTTCTCGTTTGCCAACCGTGCGGCCTCTTTTGGATCCAAGCCCGCCGAGATCCCCTGTTTGGTCTCCTGGGCAATCTGCGCCTCGTGGTCCAGCCGCTTGACGGTTTCCTTGTCGCCGGAGGCCTCGGCCTGGGCGCGGGCGATTTCCCGGTTCACGTCGCGGGTGAACTCCGCACGCTTCGCTGTCGCCTCAGCTTCCTTTTTTGCGTCCTCCTCCGCCTTCTTGGCCGCCTGTTCCTTTTCACGGGCAAGGTCGTGTTCGATGCCGATCAATTTTTCACGGGCATCGATAAGCGACTGCATGCGGACCACCTCGTCGTCGGTGAGCGCGGATGATTCCCGTTTGGCGGCCAGGAGGGCGATTTGTTGATCCACCTCGGATGTGGTGGAGTGCCCAACGCCCGAAAGAGTCGCGGTTTTCTGGTCGGTCGCGGATAGGTCGCTGAACGCTGCGTCGGCGAGCTTTTTGTCGAGCGCCTCCTTGTTTTTGCCCAGCTCGCCGCTGAGTGCCGCCGCCCTCCGCTGGCTTTCCGCTAGTGCTGCGGCGCGATCCTTCTCTGCTTGTCGTTGCGCCATGACCTCGGGCGTGATCCCGGCCATGCTCGCCTTCATCTGCTCCAGAAGCCGGATGCGCAGGTTGTATTCTTTGGAGATGTCGTTTCGCTGCTCGGGCGAAAGGTTTTCGAACTGGTCGGCGAGCCCGGCGAGCGATTCTTTGGCCGCTTCGATGTCCTGGTCGATGCGCTTGCCCACATCGACTTTGTCGGCCTCGCTCGACACGGTTTTCATTTCTGCCGCGATGGATGTCACCGCCTTGAGCGTGTCGCTGCTCGCCGAGCCCGCCGCACGGATCGCTTCCTTTGCCTGTTGGACTTTTCCGATGACCACCTCGATGGCTGCCGCGATCCCCGCGATCAGGATACCGATGCCCGTGGAAATGAGAGCGCCCTTGATCGCGAGCGCCGCACCGCGTGCCGCCATGCCTATCCCGGCGAAAGCGGTGCGGGCTGCCGCGCCCACGCTCGAAAAGTTCATCGTGGCGAGAGCCACGCGGACCTGGGCAAACGCACGAGTCGCAGCCGGGCCGATGTTGCTCATGGCGCTCACCACCTTCGTGTCGAACCCAGCGCGGTAGAGGGCCATTGCCGCCACCACCCCGACGATCTGCGGGATCATGCCCGAAAGCGCCTGGCCGAAACGGATGGCTGCCGCTGCTATTTCGCCGAGAGATTCGCCGAGACCGGTCAGATCGGTCGCGTTGAGAGCGTTGCCGATTTCCTCCAGCGCTGGGGCGATGGCCGCAGTGAACCCGGCTGCAAGCTGCTGGCCTTTCAGGTTTGCCGCTCCGAGCGCGTCCGAGATGGAATCAAACTTCGATGCGTTCGCCTGCATCGTGTCCGCAAGCCCGCCGACCTGCTGACGGGCGACATCCATTGCCGAGCCATCCAGAAAGATCGCCTGCAACGCGGCGCCCTTGCGCCCAAAGATCCCCATGGCAGTTGCCGCCCGCTCGGTCGTGTCCGGGATCGCCGCAAGCGCAGCCGATACCCGCGAGAATTGTTCCGCCGGGTTGAGTGACTGAAGTTCTGCCATCGAAATCCCAAGAGCTGCGAGCGCCTTGTTTGTCGGCTCTCCGTCCTCGTTGATGCCGCCGAGAGCCTTCTGGAGCCGGTTGATTGCCGGCCCGACTTGCTCGGCGTCCATGCCTGCGTTCGCGAATGCCTGGCGAAGCACGACAAGATCGGCCACCGCGATCCCGGTCTGGGCGCTCATGTCTGTGAGCTGCCCACCCAGGTCGAGGGATTCTTTGATTGCTGAGAACGCGCTCGCGAAGGGAGCAAGCGCTGTATTGGCGGCGGCAAATGCGCCTTGGACGGCAACGGTTGCCGCCGCTACACGGGCAAGCGCGGCATCAATGCCGGAAATATCGAGACGGAATCTGGCTGTGATGTCGGCCACGCCGCAGGGGGCGTGTCAATCATTTGGGGTCAATGCCCCATAGCATCCTATGGGTTTCATCATGTATGGCTTCCACTGTGGAAAATAATGAGGAGATTGAGCCGCATCTTACCGACCACGTTGCTGGGGGAGTGGTTATGGCTCGCGCAATTGAGTTAGCCATCGCTGATGGTCGGTCGGCGATAAATTTGTCGAAAACCGATTGGGAAAAGGCAAAACAGGAATTGAGCGGCGAAGAAGGCTAAATCAGGCCCTGAACCCCGCCTTCCGCGCCGCCTCCCTGACAGCAAAGTTCTCCACCCGCCGGACCATTGCGGCCGACTGCGAATCGAGGGCGCTTTGAACCCGTCGTTCCATGTCGAGCCGGGGAGCTCCCTTGACTTGGTTGGTGGCCGTCACCTCGATAGACACAGCATCGCTTTTGATCTTTCCCATGCCCGGAGCCGAGTGCCGGGAAATCCACGCCGGCAGGCTTGAGCCGAATTTTGCGGCTGCCGCTTTCCAGCCCGATGCGAGGAATCCAACCATCTTCTTTTTGGCCGCGATGTAGCGTTTGAGATCTGCCGCCTTGATTTTGATCCGGGGGTTGAGCTTGCGGTTGACCCGCCCTGTCGGAGAGCGGTTGGCTTTGTGGATGGCGGCGGGCGATTCCTTGGAGGCTTCCTCCACGAACATGCCAGCAGCGCGCAAGATGTTGATGGGAGCTTTGGGAGCTACCCACGGCTGCATGAGTTTTAGAATGTCTCTTTCCACCCGCGCCTCCCCCCGCTTCTTGGCGGCCTGACCGGTGGCGTTTTTTCCGCCGGGCGGTGTCCACTCGATGATTTTACCGAGCGTGCCCTTCGCCTGCTCCCGCAGAACTACGCCTGCCGCACGCCTGCTTTCCGCCCGGAACCTCTTCAGGGCTGCATCAAACTTTGTCTTATCCAGGTTCATCATCTTCGATCTGGAGCGCGGTCAACTTCGTGATCTGCTCCTCGATCGGAGCGGACGGAGCGACCGTCCACGCGCCGGATTGCCAGAGCGCACAATGCTGGTAGGCGAGCGCCCGCCAGAGCGGGAGTTCCCACAAAATGAAGGCTTCCGGCCAGCCGGTCTTTTCGGCCAGCGTGAATACGCGCGAGGCGATCCAGGCTGGCGCTAGGAGTTTGGGGGCGCGTCCTTGTCCTCGCTGCCGGGGCGCGGGATCACGTCCACGGACTGCGAGGCGGCGGCGGTAAGGCCGTTTTCGACCTCGCGGATGATGGCCGGGATGTCGGCGACCGGGATCGCTTGGGAAAATCTGAACACCTCGGCATGAAAAACATCCGGAGCGGAATACGCCGCCCGCAGGACCGCTTCCAATGGTGCGCCATGGATGTAGGCGTATTCGAGAGCTGCCGTGAGATGGTCGGGGGTGGTGTTGCCCGGCGGAACGACGAACGCATTCCCGGTGCGGTGGAGGATCGCATAGGAACCGCTGGAAAGTGGTCGCAGCTTGAGTCCGGCTGGTTCGGCGGCAGGGCGGAGGAAATCGGTAGCGTCGTTCATTTGAGGTAGGAAAGGAGTTTCTGGCGTTTGTCTTCGGGAAGATCGGCTGGGAGCGTGACTTGCCGGTTGCCCCGGCGCACGAGGGCGGCGGGTTTGAGCGTGCGGATCCGGTCGCGGAGATCGCCGTGAGCGCGGAATGCCCACCGCAGGAACGAAATCGGGTGGTCGGGGTTGGCCAGGCACCACTCTTCGCTTTCGAACCGGCGTCGGAACTCGGGGAATTCGATTTCCTCGTCGGGAGATTTGAAGATCCCTCGGGAGGCCCCGTCGATAAACCACTCGACCCGGCGCAGCGGGCCGTTCTCGGTCTGCTCAACCGTGTCACGGAAGCCGCCCGGTTCGACCAACTTGAATCCAGATGTGAGGGCTGCTGCGATGAGCTGGGTGTTGGGACTCGTGAGAGGGTTGTTGGCGAAACGCAGTTTGCCTTCCGGCGTCTGCTGGGCTTTCGCCTCCTCCGCAATCCAGTGGAATGATTGGCCGTTTCTCATGATGGGATCGGTGTTGAAAACGGATCAGGTGGCCGACGGGTAGCCCTGGCCGGAATATTCCCATTCCTCCCAGTCGTCGTTCTTGGTGGATTCCTTCACGGTGGTCACGATGACCTTGCCGCTGACTCCGGTCGGGGCTGTCGCGGCCTTGAGCGCGACCGGGCATGCCGCACCTTTACCGCGCACACTGAATTCAAACGTGGGATCCTGGACGGCGGCGTTCGAGTAGTTGCCGCTCCTGTCGGTGAGGATTTTGACGTCACCTTTGCTCGAAACCTCCGCCGATTGAGCGGTGGCCTCGGTGACGAGTGTGATGCCGATGTCAGTGGGTGCGGCCATAAAATCAGGTGGAGGCAAATTTCTGGTAAGTGATCTCGTAGTCGGGGAAGTCGTCGTTGCTCTCGGACGCCTTCGCGGAGGTGATGACGGCAGTGGCCCCGACCGCCGTGTTCCTTGAAACCGATGGCGCATACGTGCCCTTGCCTTTGAGCGTGACCGTGGTGGTGACAACGCCTTTGGGCACGGCCAACTTGGTGACGCCCGTGGCATCCTTGCAGGTCGCGACCTCGACGCTCTTTTCCTGCGAGGATTCCTGAAGGTATCCGGCAGCCGGGTCGGTCACGCCAAAGAGGTTGATTGTCGCGAAGGCCATGTCAGGGGAGTTCGCAGCCGGTCAGTTTGAGATCGAACTGGATGATGTAGGAGCGTTGAACCGTGTCGCCGGAAATCGTCTGGGAGCGGGTGATCGAGAATCCTTTCGCCCGTGCTTGGGCGGGGATGGCCTCAAATTGGGCCAGTGCCTTTTCGCAGAAGTCGTAGGTGGAACGGCGAATCTCGGGTTTCGGCTCAGGTGATGTGTCAGCCATGCACCGACGGCCATGTCAACCGAGGCGGATCCCGGCGATCAGCTCAATGGTCGAGCGCCAGGTGTTCTCGACGATATCTTCGCTCTGGGATCTGACATGAAACCCATGGAGTGAAACGCTGCCGGCGGCGGCATCAAACACGACCTTCGCCTCGGTTGGATCGAGGAGCGAAAGAGCCAGCATTCCCGCAGCCTCGCGGTGGCGGGACTCGCCCATGTCGAAAGCCGGTGTGCCGAGATGCACTTTCACAGTCGCCCGGTAAAGCGGTCCGGCCACATGCTCGCATTCGGAGCACTGGACGATCACCATCTGGGCGTCCGAGGGATGGGGCTTTGAACTTGTCGCCTCCCTCACATGAACGCCCGGCATTGCCGCCTGGATCACCACCACGAAGCCGCGTTCGATGTCCGTGTTCATTCGACCGGCTCCACGGTGAGGGTGAGGAGAGGATGAGGCGGGCGGTTCGACACCCGCACGATCCGGAAGGTTTCCCCGGCGTAGGTGAGCGTCTGCCCGATCGTCGGAATCGCCGGAAGGTTGTTGCGTAACAACTTTACCGTGAAATTGCCGGAGGCCGTAAACCCGCCGGCCCCGAGTTCGAGGGTTTCCTGCGGTTCGGAGATCAGAGCGGGCAGCGTGCGACCGGCAATGGCGACTTCTTTCCCGAACTCGGAAAATATACCGGCCACATCTGCGGCCATTTCATCATGGATGGACATGCCCCGCCGGGCGTGTCAACGGCCTATCCTCGAAACGGCCTTCGTCCCGCGTAACGAACGTGGGAGACTTTCACCCGCATCCCTTCGATTTGAAAAAACGCGAGATACTTCTCGGTGGTCAGGAATCGGTATTTCTGGCTGGTTTTCCAAAATGGAAAACGGCTGGGCATCGTGCTCAAGGCATCGATCTCTGCGGCGATTCTCCGCAAATAGTCCACCGCTACCACCTCGCTTTGGGACGCATCAAACACCTCGCGCTTTGCACGCTCAAGATCACGAAGCGCCCTTGGAGAGATTTCGACGGAGAAGTCTTTCAAATTCCCAGTCTCCGCCAGGCTTCAGCGGCAGGGATTCCCTCGCCTCTTGCAAACTCTGCTTCGGATTCTTCAAGCGCGGCGGCAATTTCCCGATCCTCGCTCGACGTGAGTTGAGCGACCGACAGGAGGGATTCTGCGGTGTCCCTGACCATGGCCAACTCCTTGGGATTCGCCTCCCGCAGATGCTCGAGAACTTCAAGTGCGCTCATGGAGTAACCTTGCCACGCACACCGATGGGTCGCAACAGTTTTCCGGGCGTTTCACGAAACACAAAACCCCCGCACCATTGCTGATGCGGGGGCTTGCAACCGAACCACAGATCAGGGTTTGACGATACGCTTGAGGCCGCCCGCGATCGCCACCTTGAAGCCGTAGAGGCATTCGACGGTGACGAAGATCCGGTTGGAGCTGGTCTCGGTATAGCGCAGGTAGCCGAAGGTGAGCCCGGTTTCGGGATCGGTGACCGCGCCCGCCTCGTCGTATTGGGCGACCGGCTGGAGGTAGCGCATGGCCACCGCGAGGCAGCTCGGGTGCCCGGCGAACCCGACCAGCTTCTCGTCGCCGTTGGGCAGGATCGTGGTTTCATACACGTCGAACCCGGCCAGGCGGCGGATGAGGCCATCGACCACGCCCGGCTGCGCAACCGGCGTCATGAAGCTCTTGGCCACGATGTCGTCGCCAAGCAGGTTGCTGAAGTAGGCGGCATCGAGGACGAGCGCACGGTCCGTGCTCGGCATCCTCGCGGCACCGCAGGATTCCCGCACTCCGAGCACCTTCTTGTAGTCGAAGGCGGTCGAGGCCAGGGCCGCGATTCCGGGTGCGCCGTAGTTGGCGGCGGTGATCTCCGTGAAGATGTCCTGGAGCACATCCTGGGCGAGCTGCTTGACCGCGCTGCCAACGAGGGTTTCCAGCACGTTGAGAGCGGTCTCGGCCGCCTCGCGGGCGGTGACGTGGACGGTCTTGTATTTGTGCCGGTTGAGTTGCACCGGCGCCACGTCGATCGAGGAATCTGCATTCGCCGTGTAGCTTCCGCTGAAGTCGCTGGCCGGACTCGGCGCGCCCACGATCGGGACGCGGATCGTGTCGAGCTTGTCAGCGGGCTCGGGCGAGAAGTTGCTGGAGAATGCCCGCATGGGCAGGAGCGTCGCCATGAACGGCTTGAGGGCCGACTGCGCGACTTTGACGTCTTTTGCGTTGGTGAGGATGTTGGACATGGGATGTTACTTGGTTGAGGACAGGATTTGGTTTTTCTGGTCGGCGGAGAGTCCCTGCCAGAAAGCGGTCTGCTCGGCGGGATTGGTGATCGAGCGGAACCGCTCCAGGAGGCTGGCCGTCTGCGGTTCGCCTTTCGGGGTCACATTGGCCGGAGCCGAAGTGCCGGTTTCGGCGACGATCTGGGCGGCGCGGAGCGAGGCCCGCTTTTCCAAATCCTGCTCGGCGGCTTCCAGTGCGGCGTTGCGGGTCTGGATTTCTTTGAGGCTGAGATTGAAGGCGGCGTTGCTCGTCTCGATTTCCTTGAGCTGCCCGGCAAGCGCGTCCTTGTCGCTGGCGAGCGAAGCGTTCGTGGAGCGTGCGGCATCGAGATCGACGCGGAGTTGGGCGAGGGATTCCGCCTCGATCTGTCGCTCGGATTCGAGAACCTCCAGGCGGGCTTGCAGGCCGGTCGCGCTGGCGGTGGCCTCGGTGAATTTGGTGTTGGCTTCGGTCAGGAGTGAATCCCGGGCCGCAGCGTCGGCTTCCAAGCGGGTGATTTGCTCACGGGCCTGGGCGAGTTCGTTTTCGATTGTTGGTGCGCTCATTGCACCGGAACCCGTGTCAACCGAACGAACATGGAGTTTCCGCAGACGGGACATCGCCTCCGCACGACTCGCCACCATTCCGGCCAAGTTGAACCGCATCGCCTTCCGGGCGGAAAACGTCTGCCCCTCCATCGCCTCGTCAGGGATCTTGCGACCGCGGGCGAGCACGGCGGCGTGAAAGTCAGCGGCGGTTTCCTCGACTTCGGATTGCAGCCAGGCCCGCTGGTCGTCGGTGAGGCTCGTGCCAGGAGTTCCGGCGCTTTTGAATTTCCCCGCCGCAAAGACTTCCACCTTCAGTCCCGCCTGCTCAAACGCGGCCGAGGAATCCACGACCGGGAGGATCACGCCGATGGAGCCGATCCTTGCGCTCGGGGTGGCGTAGATGGCATCCGCCTGGCTCGCGACCCAGTAGGCAGCCGAGCACATCTGGCCCGCGCTGAACGCATAGACGTATTTCGTCTTGGAGGCGTCGGCGACTGCCTGGGCGAGTTCGGGGGTGCCGTTGACCGATCCGCCGGGGGAATCGATGTCGAGGAAGATAGCCTCGATGTCGGGACGGGCAGCAGCCTCGGCCACGGCATTGATGAGTTCTCCGGTGTCGCAGGCTCCAAAGATGATCCGGTCGAAAATGTCCGGGTTACGGAGCATCGGGCCGGTGATCGAAATGACGCCCACGCCATCCTCCAATGCGAGGCAGGGCGAGTTCGGGCGCTCAGGAAGATCAGGCGCGTTGTCGAAGAACGATTTTGTGGCGGCGACCATCGCCCCGAGAGCTTCGGGCGCGATCAGCCATGGCTGTTTTTGAAGGAGTGTGAGGTTCACGCCGTGGAACCCCGTGTCAATCAGTCGGGTTGCGCCGGGAGGATCATGCGGTCATATTTTGCGGATGAAGGAAAACATCGGCGTGTTCGTGGGAATCCTGGTGTGGGGCACGTTCCTATACTGGATGATCACCAGGATCGCCTACGTGGTGGATGATCAGTATTTGCGGGTTGTGGTTGGCAGATTCACACTCCGAAAAATCGCGCTTTCAGACATCGCATTTGTGGATACATCGGCCCCGTTTTGGAACGAGCACTGGTGCAACACTGCTTTCGCCATGAAAAGGGTGCTGAGGATTCGGCGGAAGAGCGGCTGGATAAAAAACTTCATCATTACACCGGCAGACCGGGATGATATCTTGCGCCAACTAGACGCAAGGCCGCGCTGAGCCATGGATACCGACGAACTCACAGAAATGGCCTACGAGAGCATCGGGCTTGCTGGCGAAGCGAGCGATTGCCTGCGGGCCGAACTCGGGGCGGCGTGCTCGCGATACCAGAATGAGGACGAGTATCTCCTGGGGATTCTTGCCCATGTGAGGTCAATCCAAAAATCCCCCAAAAGCTATATTGATGAGTGGGATATCACGGAGGACGAGGAGTTGAATTTTATTCCAAAGGTTCGCGAACTGCGAAGGCATATCGAGAAGACTCTTGCCGTGCCGCTAGCAGAACGTGGCAAGCCGGCATTCTGATTACCCCGGCTGCCGCATCCCCGAAATCTGTGGCGGATCTTGGATTTCTCCAACAGCGGTTGTGGTGGCAATGCCCCCGCTTGTTTTCCATAGCATCTCCAGCGGAATTTGAAATTCGGCCGCCAGATCCACGAGGAACCTCGCGTTGCGGGCGCGCACTCGCATCTCCTCTTCAAAATCGAGTCCCAGTTCGCCGTAGCTTTGAGAAATCGTTTTGAGGCCCATTTCGACATCCGCACGGTTCTGCTGCGATTCGCGACCGGCGTCTACCGAGACCTTCTTGGGAGTTGTGCAGGAAATCCTCCACCACTGCGGTTGGGCAGCAAGTTCGCCCCTGGCGATGGCATCGCCGATCACATATGCCCAGACCGGCTCGATCAGCCGATTGATGAGGATCAACTGACGGTATGAGAACCGCCTGTCCGCCTTCGCCACAACCAAACGCACTCCGGCCCCACCGATGCTGCTGGAGTCGGCTGCGAATTCGTATGGGAGCACGCCGAGGGCGCTATCACGTCTTAAGTGATTTAAAAACCCAGTAAACGTGGGCGAGGGCCGGTTCGACTGGAAGCTGTCCAGGGATTCATCGGGTTTGAGCGCGACCAATTTCCCGCCGATAATCTTCTGGAGCTGGGCGGCATCGCTCGCCTGCGGTTGATTGGCTTGTGCGCCGATGGAAAAGTCCCCGGTGTCCTCGACTTCTCCACGGGCGGTTTTGAGGATCCGCGCCACGTCGGCGTTGTCCTTCACCGCATGTTTTTCGAGCGCGAGGAGTTCCATCTCGTCGATCATGTGATTGATCGAATGCTGGATCGTCGGCGCATTGCGCACCGCACTCACCGACTCAGGCTCGAAAACATGGAGCATCGAAGCAGCCGGGATGTCGCGGGGGCCGGAATCTTCAATCAGGCGGTAGAACGACGGAGAGCCATCGGATGCGAGCCCGACTCCATCACAGGTTTCCGTTGAATCGTCGCCGATCCGGTGGGTTTCGATGAGCTGGATTCGTGCGAATCCGCTGCGGTCGCGGGTTTTCAGGACGAAGAACTCGCCGTCCACGTCCATCCCCCGGCAGACGAGCGACTGGCATTCCTCGAATGAAAACCGGTTCGTCACCTCGCACTGAGCCGACCACCTGCGGAAGATTTCCTCGGCGCGGCGGTTCCATTCCGGATCTGCCGACTGCGCTTGAGGACGGATCCCGTCGCCCGTGGAGTAGATCGCCATGTTGGAGACCATCTCGCGCACGAACCCGGAATTTCGATGGAGGTAGCGGGATCTACGGACAAGTTCCGTCCTGACGCCGGGGGAGAGATCGAGTTTGGCATCGCGGGGAGCGGAACCGGGAACACGGCCACGGGAGGGCGACCAATTTGCCGCATCGTAGGGAGACGCCCAAGCTTTCGGCAGGAATGCGGCCGGGACAACGAACCGGGCGAGTTTTGGGATCAGATTCATCGCGGGATATAGTCAACGGTGGATTGGCCGACACGCCGCCCGCGCCCGTAGTCCTCGGGAGCCAGTTTGCGAAGGGCATCTTGGCAGGCCGCGATCACGACATGGATTTCGTCCAACCGGCGCTTGGTCACCGCCGAACCGGAATCCGTCCACGAGGCGAGCGTCTTTTCCAACTCCGCCTTGTGGATCGCGAAGATTTTCTCCACCTCCTTGCGAGTGAACCCGATGGAATAGTCGATAGCGGCCATGCCGGACGGCGGGTGTCAACGGATGATCCGGATGAACGAGCGAACCAGAGAGGCAGCGCGGCGCTTGCGCCAAACGCCATCACCCGTGTTGCTGTCGCGCTGTCCGCTGCCGTTCGTATTGCCCTCGATGCATTCGATCGACTCCGGTGAAATCTGGTCTTTGACGATGATACCAATGTGGGAGAAGTCAAAAACGACAATGTCACCGGCTTTTGCGAGCGACTTCTTGTTCAGGACCATCAGCCCCTTCTCCTTCGCCCACCGCTCGAAGTCGAACGCGCCTGCTGTTTGTGGCCGCCACTTTTCGGCCTCTTTGTTGTTACGTAACGACAATTTCGCCAAAACTTCCGGCGATTTGAGCCATTCGCGCAGGATCCAGCAGATGAACGCCGCGCACCACGGCCAGGGGGCAGGCTTGAGCCAGGTGGCGGATTGGTATTCGACGATGCGGGGGCCGCGGTTGTTGCCGCCTACTTCGTGTGTGCCCACCTCGTGGGTGGCGATTTCCAGGAGTCGTTTGATCGGGTCCATGAACCCGAGGCGGCGTCAACCGGATGAAACACGATTGCAGAGAGAACTCGCGTTCAGATATGCTGAGCCATGGCTGTGAATACCCCGCCCAGTGATCATAAAACGTCCGTGCTTGATGAGTCCGACGAGATCGAGCTCGCCTCAGCTCCAGCACTAACGGCTGAACAGGAAATCATTGTCGATCTGCATTCCGTCATCAACCTGATCGGAGTGCTTCATGGCTGCCTCGAGCTTCTGCAGGCGGAAATGGTGGAGGGCCTTGAGAATGCGAAATTGCGGGTCTATCAGCTCTCGCAAGACATTAAGTCCGCTGCGGCACAGGGCAGACCCTTTCAACTGGAAAGCACATTCCCGACATTCCTTGCGGCCGAGATTGAATGCGCCCTTCAAGCCAATCCCGCTATTGCTGAAAGCGAGGATGTCATTGAGCTTCGCGAAACCATTGCCACGGTTTTGGAAGTCTTCAATGTGCGTCTTGGCGAACTCCAGGCGAGGTTATCCCACCCGAGGGCATGGGTTCGATTCTCAACCGCGCAACTCGCCGCATCCATCCAACAGGTTTTGGCAGCCATCGAGCAGAACTCACGCGGTCGTTATCGGATTGTCAAAAATATCGCGGAGCAAACCCCGCGCGATTACCAGGTCGATCTAGATATCGCCAGCACCAGCGGAGATGAGTTTTTTATGCCGCCGGTTTTGCAGGACGTTCTTCGTGACCTCATTGCCAATGCCCGGAAATACACGCCGCCGGGCGGAAGGATCAGCGCGGGCTTGCACTCGTCGGAGGATGGTGTGCGCTTGGTCGTCGAGGACAACGGAGTGGGCATTCCGCGCGACGAATTGCAAAAAGTCGTCGATTTCGGGTATCGGGCGAGCAATGTCTTGGAGAAACGGACCATGGGGGGCGGCTTCGGGCTTACAAAGGCGCTTTGGGTGGCAAAAAACTTTGGCGGCCGTATGTGGGTTCGCTCGCGCCTTGGGGTTGGGACCCGTGTGACATTGTTCATCCCCTCACAGGCAGGCAAAGCGGCTGCATAAGCGGCGCATTCACTCCTCAACGACTGGATCTGCGGGGGAAAACTCCCGGCCGACCAGCTTGAGCATGACGACCGCCACGACCTGCATGGCCTCGCAGTCCCAGAGATGGTTTGGGCGCGATCCGATCTGTTTCCAGAGCCACTTACCTCCGTCCTTGACCCGGTGTTCACTTTCCATCTGGGCGAGGTAGTCGTCGTCGATGTCGTCGGGCACTTCCCATGTCGCGCCTTTCTCCGGGCGTTGGTTGCGCCGGAGTCGGGCGAGGATGTCTTTGCAGTTGAGGTTCGACCAGTAGAAGACCGAGCAGCTTTTGTTGTGGCCGAGGACCACCTTCCGGCGGGGCGAGTAAAACCGGTGGACGGATTTTCCATCGCGGCCCCGGTGGACGAATGTCGGTCGCCGGTCGCCGATGAGGGCCGTCCATCCGTATTCCGAACACTGGCGATAGACTTCGTAGGCGGCGTGGCCGGCATCGAGGAACACGAGGTTCGGGTGGACCGTAAACCTTTCCTGCAATGTGCGGATGTCCTCAAACGTGAGGATTCTCTCGTTCCAGAGGAGCCGGGAGGAACCGTTGGCGCTCCAGGCCCGGACCACGGCAAACAGGTGGTCCATCTGCACGTCCACGGTGAGAACGCGCAGAGGAGCGGAAATTGCGGCCGGGTCATACGGGCCGGGGATGATGTGGCCGGTTTTGTCGAATGCCGCCTCCTCATCCCATAGCTCGCCCTTCCGGTAGCCAGTGCGTTCGATTTCCAGCTTGTAGTCCTCGCTGGTTTCCCGCCACGGGATCGCGAGCCGCTTCTGGTAAAATTGCTGGAGGAGGGAAAAATCGCCCTGCCGGGAAACCGCCTTCGCCCGCAGGTAAAGCTCTGCGAGCCGTCCCCAACTCATCGCGCAAAGGGAATTCCAGTGGAACCCGGCGTTCTCGGGCGAGGCGTGCGGGTTTTGCGGAACGAATTGGCCGGTCGCATTCAGCTCTCGCCGAACCCTGTCGGTATCCTCGAAGTAGTGGTTGCAGCCATCGCAGCGCAAAGAGGCGCTCTGGCGCACTTCACCGTAATCCCATTCGTAGTCGTCCCGGCGGGCGGATTTGCTCCATTCGACATTCTCCCACTTGAACGGTTGGCGGGTGCCGCACTTCGGGCAGGCGAATGTCCATTCCCGTTGGTCGGTCGTCTCGAACTTCCGGGACGTGTCGTCGCCTTCCTCCCCGGCCTGGCTCATGAACAGGCATTTGCCCAACCAGCCGAACGCGGTGACGCGCGCCTCTGCCTCTGCCATGTGGCCGGGCGGGTACCGCCAGCATTCATCGGCAATGAGATAGCGGATCGACCGACGCTGGAGGTTCGTTTTGTTGTGAGCCCCGAGGATCCAGAGCGTCATGCCGTTGGAAAATTGGATCGCGGCGGTTTTCTTTTTGTGCCGATCACGGGGGTAGAGCGCACGCACCGGAGCGCATTCGTCGAAGAGCTTCTGGAGGCGGGATTCGCTTTGGTCGCGAGCATCCTCGTCAGTCTGATCAAGCCAGAGTGCGGGACCGGGAAGGTTCGCGATGATGTAGGAGATGCCGACCTCGCCAACGCTCGTCTTTCCGCATTGGATCGCGGCGATGATCGAAACGATGCGGACGCTTGGATCCACCAATGCCTCAAGCGGTTCGCGCAGCCAGGGCGAATGGTCGGAGCGGAATCGACCCGGGACCGGTGAATACGGGATCGAGGCGATGTGTTCCTCCGCCCATGCCCACGGGGGACGGCGATCCGGCGGCCGCCAGACATCCCGCCAGATATTATCCAGCTTGTTCGCCGTCATGGAGGATTGCCGCGAATTCATCCACGGCGATGGAAAGTTCTTTGCGGATCGCGATCGCATCGAGGCCGGAAAGGATCGGCGGGATTTCCTGTTCGAGCCGCTTGCGCAGGAGCGCCACTGCCTGCCCGACGTGGTAGGCCCACCGGGTCTTCACATCATCGAGTAGCACGTATTCGCCCTGCTTCACCTGGAGCCGGAACTCGCGCTCCATCACCTCGGCCAGCAACTTCCGCGCTTTGAGGGAAGATTCGACATCCGAAACGTCCTCTTCGTTTTTGAGCCCGCGCTGTTTGACGAACTCCCGCCATGCCGCCACTTCATGCGTGCCGTTGGCATTCGCCTCCGGTGCGCCTTCGAGTTTCCGCCAAGCATGGATCGCCTGACGCGTCACCCCGAGTGCCTCGGCCAGTTCGTTGTAGTTGGCCGCGAGCGTGATCCCGCTCGCCACCGACCCGGCGGCCATTGCCTGGAGCATGTTGCGCTCGGAACGCGTGAGCTTTCCTCCTCCCTGAACCCGCTGGATCAGGTTGGAGAAATCACGGTTGAGAAGTTTGCGAGCTACCTCGGGTGGAATCGGTTCCATCCACGTGGGATGGAGTCAACGCACTATCGCTGGGTTAGTGCCAACTTGAGCGCGATCCCGACAAACACGACTCCCGCAAACCGGTTAAGCCTTCTCTCCATGCACGCAGATCGTCGGAGCCATCGATTGACCCGCTCTGCCAAGCAAGCGATGCAGCCAAAGACGAGCAATGCCGCCAGCATAAAGATTCCTCCGAGCATAAAGATCTGAACAAAAATGGAGCCGCGTGCGGGATCGGCAAACTGGGGAAGAAAGGCGAGGAAGAATATGGATACCTTCGGATTGGTGACGTTCATGATGATCCCCCGTCGATAAAGCATCGCGTGAGACGGCCTGCTTCCGCCCTGAGAGGATTCGCTGGCGTTGGCGGCATGGAATGCCTGCCAGGCAAGGTAGATGAGGTAGGCCGCTCCAGCATATTTGAGCACTGCGAAGGCCACCGACGATGCCTGAATGATCGCAGCGACGCCAAACGCAACCGCCGTAGTGTGAACAATGAGGCCGGAACACAGTCCCAGCGTGATCCAAAGCCCGGCGGTCCTGCCGTAAATGACTGACTGCGCCAGCACGAAAATATTGTCAGGGCCTGGGGCCAGAGCCAGAAGCATGGATGCGGCAAAGAAGGAAACGACTGTCTGGGTAGCCAGCATTCAGTTTAGGCGCCTTGAAATCACCTGCAGGATTGCCTTGAGCCCATAGCCGTTGGGCATGTTACGGGCGATTTCCCAGTTCTGGAGAGTGCGGATGGAAATCCCGAGATGATCGGCGGCGCCCTGCTGGGTGAAACCATTTTTCGCCCGCCAGCGCTGGATCGTCCGTTGGAATTCCTTCCGCGTCATGGCGGCGATCCTACGCGAGACACGCACATGGCTGTCAAGCGGTTGACAGCGTTGGCGAGGCTGTGACCGTCCACTGCTCCCATAACCAGCTCGTTGATCCCCGGAAACTCAAACCGAACCCGGTCAACCCGAACCGCCACAGCGCCCACCAGATCCAACTCCTTGCCGCAATCATCCAGGAACAGGGGTGGAGGTCGCCAATCACGGTGAGCAAACGCAGCGGATTGATCGTCCGCGGGCACGGCCGTCTCGAAGCTGCCCTGCTCATCGGTTGCGAAACTGTGCCGGTGGACATCCAGGATTACGAGTCCGAGGCGGCGGAACTGGCCGATCTGCTCGCCGACAACCGGCTTTCTGAACTGGCCGAACTCGACGAGGACGATCTCAAGCGGGTCGTGGATAAATTGAGAGAGAGCGATCCCACGTTCGACATCGAACTCACCGGCTTCATGCAAGACGAGATCGACAAACTTTTCGCCGAGGCAGATCCCGCCGAAGACCTCGAAACGATCCCGCGCATGGAATGCCAGGCATTCGAGCACCACGACTACCTCGTGTTCATCTTCCATGATCTCCGGGACTGGATGCTCGCGCTCCAACTCATCGGCGTGAAGGAAGTGGATTATTCAATCACTCGCAAAACCAAGAAAATCGGCATCGGCCGCGTCCTCCATGGAAAAAGACTCATTGAACTCGCGCAAAAAGCGGCCAGTGCCGCCCCAGCTCCAACCGCAGGGTAGTGAAAGTGGTGTCACGGCGGACTCATACCCCGCAAATCCGGGTTCAACTCCCGGCCCTGCAACCATTCCTGCAACCATTGTGGAATTTCCCGAACTCCGTCCGATTTCAATCCGTGTCGTGATCATGAGCCGCAGCCGTCAGCGTTCGATCACGACGCACCGACTGTTCCCGGCGGCCACTCTCGTTGTGCCGGAATCCGAAATCGCCAGCTACGCGCACATCCCGCTTGAGAAAGTCGGGATTCCCGATGCGATCAGCGGGGTGAGTGCCGTGCGGAATTGGATCGTCGCCCACTTCCCCGAGGAATGCCTCGTCATGATGGA